CCCCGATATTTCCCCGGGGGAAAAGTCGGAAAAAACAATGTCCTTTTTGTGCGGGTTTATACCTTTTGGAACACATGGAGGTTTTTAGGTAAGGAGTAGCACATGAGTGGTGAATTTGCCGCCGGTTTAGCTGCTGTTATTACCGGAATTGCCGCCATCATCACCGCATGGGCTGCTGTTATTCGGGCTCGAAAACGTGGGAATAAACAATGTGAAGAAAGTCTTTTGGAAGCTCGTGAAGAAGCCGAACGACTTTCGTCTCAATTACACGAGGCACGAATGAAACTATCTGAACAGGGAGAAGTAAGTATCTGGCTTATGGCTTCTTCAACCATATTAATAATTATATGTCTTTCTCTTGCTGCGTTTGCAACAGGTAATGCCAGTGCGCCGAGTCAAGGTATACCAGGCCCGGTTGGCCCGCCTGGATCGTCCGGACCCCCGGGTTCATCTGGCCCGCCTGGTCCACAAGGAAGCGTTGGTAAAACCGGACCTTCTGGATCGGCGTCCAATATTCCAGGCCCCTCTGGAAGTGTTGGTCCACAAGGATCTTCAGGTCCTAAAGGCGCCTCGTCAAACGTTCCTGGTCCATCCGGTTCATCAGGACTTAATGGTTCCGCAGGTCCTCCAGGGCCTCCTGGACCAACGGGTGCTCAAGGAAGAATCGGTCCACAGGGTAGACGAGGTCCCGAAGGGCCTCCTGGACCAGTATGTCCCGTAGGAACTAAACAAGAGACTCTTACGGTTAAATTAGATCGTGGAGGAAGTGAAAGAATTCTGGCATGTATACCTTAGGAGGTAGAACATGACCCATACTCAAACCGTTTGGTTGTTAGTCGAAGTTGGAGTCATAGCAGGAGTGCAATTTTTGACTTGGCTAGGAATTAAACGGTAATGATAGAGCGAACCTATACGTTGCGAAGAGTTTCTGAGCTTCTTGGAGTCAATGTCTGTACAGTTCGACGTTGGGTCAGGACCGGTAAACTTCCGGCTATAGGCGAGCCATATTCCAGAAGAGTGAAAGAAAGCGATCTAAAGGCGATTTTAGCATCAGTGATGGAGTATCCATGAGCAACCAAGTCATCGTCCACAAGGGCAGAACTAACACTATCCGAGTAAACCTGGGCATTGACGTTTCTGCCGATGAAATTACTAGCGAAATTCGTTCTGAGCCAGAGGTAGAATCGCCGCTCATCGCCACTTGGGAAGTCTCTTTTGTCAACGGTGGAGTCGATGGACAGTTGCTTTTGACTCTGGATGACATGGAAACGGCATCTATCAAAGCCAATAGTGGCTACATGGACATCAAACGAGTAAAGGATGGGGAGCCGGTTCCAGTATTTGATAGGCCATTGGAGGTTACCTTCCGAGGGACGGTGACCGAATGACCGACGAGATTAATGTTCTTCATCGAGATCAAACCATATTCGTAGAACCAGCCTCTGGAGCTATCTCAGTCATAGCGGCGGGTCCGCAAGGGCCGTCAGGTCCTCCTGGTGCTGCTTCTACTGTGCCGGGACCTCAGGGTCCTCCTGGTGCAGGCACAGATCATCCAATGGGGATTATTTGTCAAGGTAATCAAAACAATCAACCTGCGGTAAATTCAATTCTCAATTTGTCAACGGTTATTCGAGGCCCGGCAAGTTGGTTAGCTGCGAATACAATCACATTACCTCCAGGTGGTGATGGATTGTATCTTGTCAACATTGATGCACAGTATCGAAGTGACAATGTTGTTGGTATCAAATGGGAAGTTTGTAATTCGGCTGGTGTTGGATACACGCCTGCGTTTATTACAGGAATTTCACATACAATATCATCGTGGGATTGTCGAATTCAATCATCTTGGGTCCGCCAATGCGTTGCCGGAGATACCTTCCAAGTACGTACTCGTGGAAACGCAATGCAATCACCTGGGTACATCATCGTTCAAAGATTTTCGATCGTTCGACTCGGTCTTAGTCTCGCATAAGGAGGGTGAATGAGCGGCGAGATCAATGTCATATCTCGAGAGCAATTGATCGTAGTCGACCCAGCGTCCTCCTCAGTTGCGGTAATTTCAGTTGGTCCTCCGGGCCCGCCAGGACCTGCGGGGGGTCCTCCAGGTCCGGAAGGTCCAATTGGCCCAATAGGTCCTGCAGGTCCCGAAGGTCCGCCGGGCTCCCCCGGGCCGACAGGTCCAGAAGGTCCTGCAGGGCCAGCGGGCGGTCCAGAAGGTCCACAAGGTCCAGCCGGTCCCACAGGTCCAGCCGGTCCAATAGGTCCTGCAGGCGCAGATTCAACCGTGCCCGGGCCGAAAGGAGACAAAGGTGATCCTGGAACCACAGGTCCCGCCGGTTCTCCAGGTCCCACAGGTCCGCCAGGTGCTGATTCGACCGTACCAGGTCCTGCCGGTCCAACAGGAGACACTGGTCTTACAGGTCCTACAGGCCCAGAAGGTCCACAAGGACCTAAGGGAGATCAAGGAGATCCCGGGACAACGGGTGCTACTGGTTCAGCGGGTCCAACGGGACCTCCAGGTGCTGACTCGACCGTTCCAGGTCCTCCTGGTCCTACCGGAGCTCAAGGTCCACAAGGCTCTACTGGTGCGACAGGTCCTGCTTCAACCGTACCAGGTCCAACGGGTCCTCAAGGACCCAAAGGAGACCAAGGTACTCCTGGTGCCACCGGTCCTCAAGGTCCAATAGGTCCTGAAGGTCCAGAAGGTCCTGCTGGAGCCGATGGTACAAATGGAGAAACACCTTCGTATTTTATGTTTGGCTTGACGGGTACTGGACCATTAGCTACAACAGCTATTGGAACACAAATTCCTCTTGTGCCTAATAAAGGCGGAGGAACTGACATCGATTTTGTTGGAGATTCGATTATACTTAATACTGATGGACCATACATGGTTCATGTTGATGTTACCGGTAAAGCCGGATCTACAGCAGGTTGGGAAATTCTTACTTGTCGTACTATTCTTGCTTCGTCGGGTGCAAACGCTGATATTTCGGTAGTTGGTTTTATTGATGCTACTCAATTTGATGAACTTTCTCTTACTAAGATTATTCAAGGTAAAGCCGGAGACCTTATTCAAATTTGGGTTCAAGGCCAAGTTGCTGGAATGTCAGTTGATGGAAGATCAAATGTTTCAATAACTAAGATAGCTGCAAAAGGTGCCCCGGGTCCACAAGGTCCGTCTGGTGTTTCTGGTGTTATACCAGTCTTTGCAGACATGGCCGCTCGAGACGCAGCGTTTCCAAGTCCTGCTAATGGACAAACCTGTGTTTTGTTGTCTCCTGCTCCAGGCGCAGGACTACAAGTTTATAGAACTGTTGCTCCGGTTGGATGGTGGCCTCCTTGGAACACTCCTTGGGGAGAGTTTGGTTTTGCATCGCTTGCTGCTGATATGACAATGACTACCAATAATGAGACGTCTGTTGTTGATTTGGGTATACAAACATATTTGGCAGGAAGAAAGTATGTTATAGAAGCCGAAGTATTATTGACTTCTACTCTTGCTACCACACGTGCATTAGCAAGAATTTATAATTATACCGATGGTATACGTAGAGTAATTCATGACGGAGTTTTTGATTCTGTTAATCTAGCTCCATATCACCGTTCTGGATGGTGGTTAAAGCCAACTACTAATGTTAGCAAAGGGTTTCGTCTCACATATCAGAATGCAAGCGCAACAGGAACCCTTACCATACATGGTGGTGATGATGGAGCATGGATTCGAGCAACTGATATTGGTCCACAATGAAAGGAATAACATGGAACGTCCGTCAGAAGAAGTAGGTAGTGAAGAAGTTGTTGAGCGTCGTGAAGACGTTGTCGAAGAGACGGTTGTAGAAGACGAAGACACGGAAGACGAAGACGAGGACACGGAATAGTCCTAGTGGAGATTAGTGGAAGGGAGGTGTAATGGCTGGTAAACCTAAGCGACGTGGACGACCAGCAATGACGGAAGAAAGTCGTGAGAATCAATTAGTCTCCCTTGCCATTGATCTTGCAGAAAAGCAGTTAGCAGAGGGCATTGCGTCCTCACAAGTCATAACACATTACTTGAAGCTCGGTTCTACAAGAGAAAAGCTCGAGCAGGAACGACTTCATAGGGAAAATCAACTTCTTAACTCCAAAGTTGAGATGATGGCTTCAGCTAAGCGTATCGAAGAGTTGTATGAACAAGCACTCAATGCGATGCGTACTTATGCTGGTCGTGATACGGGTGAGTTAGATGACGATGAGTAGATCATATTCTGAACTTAATAAATTGGTCTATTTCGAGGAAAGATACGAATATTTGAAGCTGAATGGAGAAGTAGGGCGTGCCACATTCGGTTTTGATCGCTATATTAATCAGAAATTCTATACATCTTATGAGTGGAAAAGGGTTCGACAGCAGGTTATTCTTAGGGATAATGGCTGCGATTTAGGTGTTTTTGGGTATGAAATAACCGGATCTTTGTTGATTCATCACATAAATCCAATGGTTCTCGATGACATTATTCATGGGGAAGAGTGGATTTTAGACCCAGAATACTTGATAACAACTACTCCAAACACTCATAATGCGATACATTTTGGCGATGAAAAGCTTCTTCCACGTGTCGTCATTGCTCGTACACCGAATGATACAAGACTTTGGTGATTAGAAAGGATTTGGTATGGAAGAAAGTATTCTAACAAGTACTAAAAAGATTTTGGGTCTTACTCAAGATTACACAATCTTTGATTTGGACATTATCACACACATTAACGCTGCTTTCTCCATTCTTAACCAACTTGGTGTCGGTCCAGAAGAAGGATTCTACATTGAGGACGAAGCTGCGGTGTGGTCTGATTTTCCTGTTCCACTAAATCAGGAGAGTCTAGTTAAAACCTATGTTTTCTTGAAGGTTCGAATTTTGTTTGATCCTCCTGCGACATCTTTCTTGATCAATGCGGCAAACGATCAAATTAAAGAGTATGAATGGAGACTGAATGTCTTCCGTGAAGTCGCACTTCCACCGAAACCGACCCCATTCGAGGAGGCGTCATGAGTAAAGAACAAACAGAAGCTCTCCTCGAGCATCACGGTGTTAAGGGAATGCACTGGGGAATTCGTAATCCAGAAAGTCGAGTCACTATAGCCAGACGTGAAAAGCATCCGGCAAGTAGTGATTTTAAAAGAACGGCGCCTCATCGAGGTAAGCCGGTACACACACTTACTAACAAACAACTTAAAGATGTTAACGAACGTTTGAATCTTGAACAAAATTACAATCGTATGAATCCTGATAAAGTTAAAAACGGCAAAAAAGTTGTTACTGGTATTTTAGGAAATACTGGAAAGACTGTCGCTTCAACACTTCTTACTGGTGCCGCTCTTTATGGTATAAAGTTAGCTATTCAAAAGAAAGCCGGAGCCAACCTTGCGAAAGCGATTACTGGGAGATAATAAGGAGGAGGTTTGACTTTATCAAATACTGCTACTCCTTATTATTACGGTCTTTTTCGTGCGTTAGTTCTTTCCGGAGAGATTCCCGTTAATAGAGAAATTTCAATGGAGATGAATCGTATTGATGAGCTTATTGCTAATCCTAATATTTATTATGATGATAGAGCTGTTCTTGGATTCATTCAATACTGCGAGTTTGAACTTACTCTTACTGACGGCAGCGATCTACATTTGTTGGATACATTCAAACTTTGGGCTGAGCAAATTTTCGGTTGGTACTTCTACGTAGAACGAAGCGTGTACGAACCGAATGAAAATGGACCTGGTGGACATTACATCAAGAAGCTGATCAAGAAGCGCTTGACCACCAAGCAGTATCTCATCGTTGCCAGAGGATCTGCCAAATCGATGTATGCACAATGTATTCAAGCCTACTTCTTAAATGTAGATACCGCAACCACTCATCAAATCACAACGGCCCCAACCATGAAACAGGCCGAAGAAGTAATGTCTCCTTTTAGAACCGCTATCACAAGAGCAAGAGGTCCTCTCTTTAAGTTCCTCACCGAAGGGTCTTTACAAAACACGACGGGCTCAAGAGCTCAACGTGTGAAGTTGGCATCTACTAAGAAGGGAATTGAAAATTTCTTGACCGGCTCGTTGCTCGAGATTCGTCCTATGACGATCAACAAGCTTCAAGGGCTAAGGCCTAAGGTCTCTACGATTGACGAATGGTTGTCTGGAGACATAAGAGAAGATGTTGTCGGAGCAATAGAGCAAGGTGCCTCGAAGATGGAAGACTTTTTGATTGTTGCCATCAGTTCTGAAGGAACAGTTCGGAATGGTTCTGGTGACACCGTCAAAATGGAACTTCATACCATTCTTAGAGGTGAATACCAAGCTCCTCACATTTCCATCTGGCACTACAAACTTGATGAAATCGAAGAAGTTGCTGATCCTTCCACTTGGTTGAAGGCTAATCCAAACCTCGGTAAGACGGTCACGTATGACGTTTACCATTTGGACGTAGAAAGAGCTGAAAAAGCTCCAGCAGCAAGGAACGACATCCTCGCAAAGAGGTTTGGAATTCCCATGGAGGGTTACACTTACTTCTTTACGTACGAAGATACGCTTCCTCATCCGTTAAGAGAGTTCTGGGGAATGCCTTGTGCTCTTGGTGCAGACTTGTCACAAGGCGATGACTTCTGTGCGTTTACTCTTCTCTTTCCTTTCCAGAATTATTCGTTTGGAGTAAAGACAAGGAGTTACATTACGTCTTTGACGTTGATGAAACTTCCTGGAGCTATGCGAGCTAAGTATGAAGAGTTTGTTCGTGAAGGAAGTTTACATGTTCTAGACGGAACCGTCTTAGACATGATGGAAGTTTATGATGATTTAGATGCATTCATCCAACTAAATCAATACGACGTTCGTTGTTTTGGGTTTGACCCATACAATGCAAAAGAGTTTGTAACTAGGTGGGAAGCTGAGAATGGCGCCTTTGGAATTGAGAAAGTTATTCAAGGAGCCAGGACTGAATCAGTTCCTCTTGGCGAATTAAAGATATTAGCCGAGGAACGAAAGCTAATTTTCGATCAGGACCTAATGTCCTTTGCTATGGGCAACGCTGTTACTCTAGAAGATACTAATGGGAACCGAAAACTCCTAAAGAAGCGTGCTGAAGAAAAGATTGACAATGTTTCGGCTATGATGGACGCATACGTTGCCTATAAAGCTAACAAGGAGGCCTTTGAATGACGGTCCAAGAGGCGGACCCATACGACGAGGAGCTCGTAGATCATTTTCTCGATCATCACGGCGTCAAAGGAATGCATTGGGGTATTCGTAAAAGACTTCGAATCGAACGAACCGCTGGTGTTGGACGTGGCCAAAAAGGTTTTATAAAGAAAACTCGGGTATATTCGCATACTAACCCCATCGATTTTATTAGAACAGGAAGTCTTAGAAAATCTGCGGCTCGAAAAGCTAGAAGAATGAGTCGCAGAAACGAAAGACTTGCCACAAAAGGCGAAGCAAAAGTTAGAGATTATCTAGCGGAAGCTGGGACCGCACGACTTACTGACATTTTACCGAGCGTACGACAAAAGACATATTCTGCAGATCAAAAGAGTAAATTGAGAAAAATGAAGAGTGGTAAAGCTTTTGCCATTGCTCTTCCGGCAGTTGCTCTTTATGTTCTTCCGAAGATTGTCAGACAAGTATCAAAAGCGGGATAGGAGGTGATTCAGCTTGCCGATTCTGGATAGAGTTAGAAAAGCTTGGAACGCCTTCCGTAATCCCAACACAGTTGCGAGTCAAGATCTTGAATATACTACTAGTTCTTCCTATGGAATCTCTCCGTCAAGATCCAGGCTACAAATCTATAATGAACGTTCGATTATTTCAGCTATTTATACAAAAATTAGCGTTGATGTAGCCGGTCTTGTTATTAAACATATAAAAGTGGATAAAGAAGGACGATACAAAGAAGACCTTCCAAGTTCTTTGAATGATTGTCTTACTTTAGAGCCTAATTTGGATCAAGGTCCAAGAGCTTTTAGGCAAGACATTGCAATGACGCTTTTCGATAAGGGCGTGGCTGTTCTCGTTCCTGTTGATACATCGAGGAATCCACAAACAAACGAGCTTTTTGACATCTATACGTTGCGTGTCGGTGAAGTAATTACTTGGTACCCAAAGCATGTAAAGCTTAGCGTTTATAACGAAAATCATGGTAAGCGAGAAGAAATTACTTTGGAAAAGAGATACGTAGCTATTGTTGAAAATCCTTTGTTTGCTGTTATGAACGAACCTAACTCAACTCTTCAAAGACTTATCAGGAAGTTAGGTCTTCTTGATGCTGTTGATGAACAGTCGAGTTCTGGAAGACTTGATGTTATTATTCAACTTCCTTATGTTATCAAATCTGAAGCTCGTCGCCAGCAAGCAGAAACTCGTCGTGAAGACATTGAATTCCAATTGAGGGGAAGTCAATACGGCATTGCCTACATTGACGGTACCGAAAAGATCACTCAGCTTAATAGGCCAGCTGAGAACAACCTTTTGAAGCAAGTTGAGTATCTTTCAAATTTATTGTATAACCAACTTGGTCTTACTGAAGAAATAATGAACGGTAGTGCTAAAGAAGAAGCTATGCTTAATTACTTTAATCGTACTATCGAGCCTCTTATTGACGCTATTGTAGAAGCTATGCAGAGAGCGTTCCTTGGGCCCCAGGGTACGCAAAACGACGAACGTATCAAATACTTCCGAGATCCATTTAAGCTTGTTCCTGTTAGTCAGATTGCTGAGATTGCGGACAAGTTCACTCGTAATGAAATTGTATCGTCGAATGAAATTAGAAGTTTCATTGGACTTCCTCCATCGAGTGATCCTAAGGCAGACAAACTTGTTAATAGTAACATGCCGCAAGCTCCAGTAACGAATGGTAACGTTCCACAACAGAACGGTAATGCTCCAAGCACAAATGGTCATGCTCCACAGCCGGGAGTAAATTCAGGGGCCTAACTCTTCGAAAGGAACTGTCAAAATGGAAGCAGATTTCAGCGGATACGCGACCAAGGCAGGGCTTAAGTGCACTGATGGTCGAACTATCATGCCTGGTGCATTCAAGCATCAGGATCAAATGCGTGTTCCTCTCGTTTGGCAGCATGGTCATACTGACCCTGAGAACGTTCTCGGTCACGCCATTCTCGAAAACCGAGAGGATGGAGTCTACGCCTACGGCTTCTTCAATACTTCGGCTAAAGCAGTACATACCAAGGGTTTGGTTGACCACAAAGACATCACTATGTTGTCTATTTGGGCCAACGAATTGGTTGAAAGGGCAGGCAGAGTTCTTCATGGCGCAATTCGTGAAGTAAGTCTTGTTCTTTCTGGTGCTAACCCCGGCGCACTTATTGAAAACATTTCTATTCATCATTCGGACGATGGTGATGAAATCCTCGATGATGAAGCGATTATTTACACAGGTATAGAGCTTGAACTTCAACACGCCGATAACACTTCCACTACCGATACTTCAAATTCACAAGATAATGCAGATGGACCGACCATTCAAGACGTTTATGATTCTATGACTCCTGAACAGCAGGACGTTCTTCACTACATGGTTGGTCAAGCTCTTGAGTCTTCCGGTGGTACTGCAGCACAAAGCAATCTTGATGACGATTCCAATGATTCCAATGAGGAAGGTAGTGAGATGACCCGAAATGTCTTCGAGAAGGACGATAAGGACGAGGTGTCTGTTCTTTCTCATTCAGATATGCAAGGAATTGTCGCCGACGCAACGAAGCTGGGTTCGCTAAAGCAGGCTGTCGAGAGTTATGCCCTTGCTCATGGGATTAATCAAATTGATACACTTTTCCCGGACGCTACGGCTCTTACAACCGCTCCGGAATTCTGGACTCGTCGTCAGGAATGGGTCAACACAGTTCTTAACGGAGCTAGCAAGACTCCTTTCAGTCGGGTAAAGACTCATTGGGCAGACCTTACGTACGATGACGCTCGTGCAAAGGGATACATTACTCAGGACGTCAAGACCGAAGAGTTCTACGGTACTGCTCGTCGTGAGACAAATCCACAAACCATTTACAAGAAGCAGAAGCTTGATCGGGACGATATTCTCGACATCACAGATTTCGATGTGGTGGCGTGGATGAAGGGTGAAATGCGAGTAATGCTTGATGAGGAACTCGCACGTGCGATCCTCGTTGGCGATGGTCGTACAGCTCCAGACCCAGATCAGATTCTTCCTACTCGTATTCGTCCTATTGCACACGACGATCCCATCTTTACTATTCAAGTTCTTGCTGACGTTACTGCCAATGGTATTTCAGACTTTGTTGACGCTGTTGTTTCATACAGGGCACAGTATCGTGGTAGTGGAACTCCGGCAATGTACACGAGTGAAGCATTGATTGCTCAGTTCATGCTTCTGAAAGACACGTTGGGTCGTCGTATTTACACGTCTTTGGATCAAGTTGCTTCAGAGCTTCGTGTTTCAGCAATCATTCCGGTTGACATTTTCGATCCGTCTGCTGGTAACCCGTTGGCCCTTATCGTTAACATGAGTGACTACGTCATCGGTGCAGACAAGGGTGGGCAAGTTTCACTCTTCGACGACTTCGACATCGACTACAACCAGTACAAGTACCTTATCGAAACGCGTTGCTCTGGTGCATTGGTTAAGTTGAAGTCGGCAATCTGTGTCAAGCAGGGTACGTTTGTTCCTCCGCCTGCTGGTACGGTTCACATTATTAGTCCCGAGCCGCCTAACAAGCGCCAGAGTACTCCTCCGGTTCACGGATCACTCCCTGATGCTGGCGGAACAACAACAAGAGAAGCAGAATCAAAGCCGGGTCCCACTCCTCCTTCTGAATAATATTTAAGGGGTTAAGATGGCGAGATTCTTTGGAGAAGTCGGTTATGCTGATTCCGTAGAAACTCCATCTGACTCAGGCGTGTGGATTGATGTTATTACTGAAACCGAATATTTTGGAGATGTAATTCGTAACACACGAAAGTTGGAATCAGCAGATGGTCTTAATGAAGACATTACGGTTGGTAATTCAATCAGTATTGTCGCTGATGATTATGCCACAAAACACTTCTTCAAAATTAAGTATGTGAGATGGGAAGGGGTTCTTTGGACCGTCACAAATGTTGAGGTCAAAGCACCCCGTCTCATCCTGAGCCTTGGGAGTGTTTACAATGGCCCAACGCCTTGAACTTCAAACTATCCTAACCGAGATCCTTGAATCTGATCATGTATATTTTCAACCACCGCCTTCTGTAATCATGACATACCCATGTATTGTTTATAGAAGAGATTATGAGTTGACGAGGTTTGCGGACGATAAACCATATTCTCGCAAAAAGCGGTATCAGGTGACGGTCATTGATCGAGACCCAGATAGCAACATCCCTGACAAAATTGGGGAGTTGCCACTGTGTGTCTACGAACGGTTTTATACAGCCGAAAACCTCAATCATGATGTTTTCAAACTTTTCTTTTAGGAGGAAACGCAATGCCTGAACTCGTTTGGGATCAGATCGGCGAACGTTTCTATGAAACAGGCGTAGATCACGGCGTTCTTTACATTCCAGATGCTGCCGGAGTTTATGCCGAAGGAGTTGCTTGGAATGGTCTCACTGCGGTTACTGAATCGCCTAGTGGAGCTGATTCAACTGCTCAGTACGCAGACAACATCAAGTACCTGAACCTCATCTCTGCCGAGGAGTTTGGCGGCACTATCGAGGCCTTTACTTATCCTGATGAATTCGCTCAGTTTGATGGTCTTGTTGTTCCTGCTGATGGTATTGTGGTCGGACAACAGCCACGAAAGAGCTTTGGTTTGTCTTACCGTACTCGTCTTGGTAACGATCTTGAACACGAGCAGCATGGTTACAAGTTGCATCTTGTTTACGGTTGTACAGCAAGTCCGTCGGAAAAAGCATACAACACCATTAATGATTCTCCGGCAGCTATTACATTTAGCTGGGCAATCACCACAACACCTGCTCCTGTGACCGGATACAATCCTACGTCACTTATCGTCGTTGATTCAACGGCAGTGGATGCAGCTGCACTTACGGCATTGGAAGCAATGTTGTATGGTGATCCCACAAGCGGGGTTGCAATGCTTCCTACACCGGATGATGTAATCGCGCTTTTTAGTAGTGCCGTAAACTTGGCTACCGGAGCAACCGCAGGGATTCCGGGTACATGGACGCCAGGTGGTTCGGCAGCTCCCGCCGACGTTAGTGCCCTGCAAGCATCCGGAATTCTTGCGTCACCTGCATCAGCATGGACTACTGGACAATACGTTCAGACTGGAACTGCCGGCACTCCAGGAGAAGCTCACTGGGATGGAGCTGCTTGGGTTGCTGGAATGGCTCCGTAATGATAGGAGATTGAAGGATGCTTAAACTTATTGTTCTTGGATCGGAACATTTCAATGAAGTGACAGAGATGTTCGAAACTGTCGGTGACATTGAAATTGAATTAGAGCATTCTTTAATCTCACTGTCAAAATGGGAGTCGAAGTACCAGAAACCCTTTTTGACTGAGACTAAGAAAACTCCGGAAGAGATCATAGCATACATTGAGGCGATGATTATTTCTCCAATTTACTCTTCGGAAGTTTTCTCTAGGTTTTCTCAAGAAAATTTTAGTCGAATTAATGATTACATTGAATCTCCAGAGTCAGCAACTACTTTTGGTTCGATGCCGGAACGTAATGGAAGAGGTGAAATAATTACTTCTGAGTTAATTTATTATTGGATGGTAGCTTTTAGTATCCCATTTGAATGTGAGTATTGGCATTTAAACAGGTTGTTTGCTTTGATTCGTATTTGTAACATCAAGAATGCTCCGGCTAAGAAGATGTCTAATCATGAGATTGCAAGTAGAAATCGTGAACTTAATGCCATAAGAAGAGCTCAATACAATACTAGCGGTTGAGAGGAGGTTAAATGGCCGAACTTGTCTGGGATCAGATTGGCGATCGAACCTATGAGACTGGTGTGAGTAAAGGAGTTCTTTACGAAGCAGATGGTCATGGTGTTTCGTGGAACGGTCTTACTTCTCTCGAAGAAAGCATATCGAGTAGTTCCACCGCTGTTTACTTCGATGGCATTAAATTTAATGACATTGTAACTCCTGGTGATTTCAGTGCTGTTATGCGAGCTTTTACTTATCCTGAGGAATTCTTAAAGTATGAAGGTACTCAGGAAGAACAAGAAGGTTTGTACATTTTACAGCAACCTCAACAACGATTTGGATTGTCCTATCAAACAAAGATTGGTAATGATGTTGATGGACCTTCGGCAGGCTATAAAATTCATATTTTATACAACCTAACTGCTGTTCCATCAAATAGATCATATCAAACTTTAGGTTTAGACGTTACACCGCTCGAGTTTGAATGGACTATTACGGCTATTCCAGAAGAGCTCGATAACTATCGCCCAACAGCACACATTATATTTGATAGCACCAAACTTGATCCAAATTTACTTGCTGACATAGAAGATATTTTGTATGGAAGCGAAGACAATGATGCTCATCTTCCGCCTCTCAAAGGTTTCATTTCTTTCATCAGGAAGTGGGACCGTCTTATCATTACAGGACATGGAAACGGCACATGGACGGCAGAATCTGATATTGAAGGCGTTATTATCATGCTCGACGAGACTACTTTCCAGATTGAGTCCGATACTGTCGTATGGTTGGACGCAGACACTTATCAGATTAGTAGTAGTGATAAGAATGAGGAGGATATATGGGGACCATAACTGGTCTAACTGCTGAACGAATGATCGAAATGGAGAATGCCACTGTTATTGACGGTGATATTGTCGGTGATAATCTTGTTCTTAAGACCAGAGATGGTACTTCAATCGATGCAGGAAGCGTTCGAGGGCCTGTAGGACCTCCTGGAATTAATGGTTCGGGTTTTGTTATTTGTACAAGCGATACAAGGCCTGTTTTAGCTCCGGCGGATGAAGGAAAAGCCATTTATGAAACCGATACCGATTTGGTTTGGTTTTGGGATGGTGATTCTTGGATTGCTCCACCTGGTGGCATTCCGTTAGCAGGATGCGTTTCTTTTTACGGTCCATTAGAGCCTCCCGGAGGTATGTGGAAGTTTCCTAATGGTCAATTGTTGAATCGAGTTACTTACGATCAACTGTTTGCCTTGATTGGGACGACCTATGGTGTTGGGGACGGATCATCTACATTCGCTCTTCCTGATGTAAGAGATCGTTTTCAATTGATGACAGTTGATGGATCAGATTTGAACAAAAAGGGTGGCGCTAAGACTGTCGCGTTGTCTGTAGCAAACTTGGCAGCTCACGCTCACACGATGGCTGCGGCAGGAGTTCACAACCACAATCCATCTGGTTATCAGTTTGCTGTTGGAGAATTGCCAACTTCAACTATTTGGGCCAACACAGGTGCCGCCGGAGGTCATGCAGGAGATCTTACATTTACGGCAACGACAGACAACTCTCCTGCACATACTCACGCAATTAATAACGCAGGTAGCGGTACTGCGCATGAGAACATGCCTCCTTACATCACTGTCAACCAACTGATGCGAGTCAGATAGAAGGTGATCTATGATCACTGCCCATGCTGATGGTGATTTCAAAGATACTTACCGATATTTGAAATTTCTTGAAGACGGAGAGATGTTTAGTGGTCTTGATCATTACGGACGCATGGGTGTAGACGCTCTTGCAAGAGCCACTCCTATAGACACCGGTGAAACAGCACATGATTGGGGCTATAGCGTAGATATTTCTCCGGGGAGATACGTTATTAATTGGTTTAATACACATACTAATGAAAACGTGAACATTGCCGTAATCATTCAGTATGGTCACGGTACTGGCACCGGCGGTTGGGTTGAAGGAAGAGATTACATTAATCCAGCGATGCAACCATTGTTTGACAAGATTGTCGACGAGGTATGGAGGCAGGTGAGAAGTGCCTAGTGTAGATGATCGAATCGTAAGGATGGAGTTCGATAACGCTTCATTTGAAAGGAAAATTAGCACTACGCTTGCCAGCCTCGGTAAGCTGGATAAGGCACTGCAATTTAAAGACACTGGTAAAGCATTTGAGGACATAGGAAAATCTGCTGGTAAACTCGATCTATCGCATATAGCATCTGCGGTTGAGAATATTAGTAGCAAATTCCATGCTATGGGTGCTGTTGCCTTCACTGTTATTCAATCCCTCACTCGAGGAGCACTAGGGTTCGCCAAGAAGGTTGGACATGATATTTTAGATCCAATCATCAGTGGTGGAACAGCAAGAGCTAAGAACATTGAACAAGCTAAGTTCATGTTCCAAGGTCTTGGGATTGATGTCGAAAAAGGAATGGCAAGCGCCCTTGATGCGGTTAAGGGCACTGCGTTCGGACTCGACGAAGCGGCTAAGGCAGCTGCGCAATTTGGTGCTTCTGGAATTAAAGTAGGCGACGAAATGACCGGTGCCCTGAAGGGTGTCGCCGGTGCCGCCGCTATGACAGGTTCGTCCTTTACCGAAATGGCTGACATATTTGCAGGGTCAGCTGGTACCGGTAAAGTTACAAACATGGACCTTATGCAGTTTGCTACACGAGGTCTAAACGCCGCAGCATCTGTTGGTAAGGTTCTTGGTAAGACAGAAGCGCAAGTTCATGAAATGGCTACTGCCGGAACGCTTGATTTCAAGACGTTTGCCGGGGCCATGAACGAAGCGTTTGGTTCGCATGCAACTGAAGCGAACAAGACATACGCAGGTGCATTGTCGAACTTGCATGCTGCAATGTCCAGACTTGGTGAAGCTTTTATTGGTCCTCGACTCACGCAGCAAAGAGATCTTTTCAATGCTATGAGTCCGGCCATTGATAAGGTTACTAAAGTATTGAAGCCTCTGTTTAATACCATTCAAGGTATTACAGGAATGATGACCGGTGGTCTAATTAAGAACATTAATAAACTGGATCTTAGTCCTTTGAAGAAAGCTATGCCTTTTATTCAAAAAGGTTTGTTGAACATATTTGATGCCTTCGGACGAATCCTTACTGTAGGTAAGAAAGCGTTTCGGGATATTTTCCCACAGAATTTTGGTAACATTATTGTCAAGCTTTCGGTTATGTTTGAAAAGTTAACTGAGAAACTACTTTTGAGTGGTAACACTCTTAGTAAGATCCGACGGATATTCGATGGATTCTTTTCGATTCTATCTATTGGCTGGACGATTCTCAAAGAAGGCGCTAAGTTTGTCGGTCAATTTGTTGCGTCACTATTGGGAGTTGGCTCCGGAGGATTTCTTGAATTCGCAGCCAAAATCGGCGACTTCTTCACGCAGTTGCAAGCGGTGCTTGTCAAAGGTGGAGGAATCAAAGATTTCTTCAAGAACCTTACGAAGTGGGTAAAGGATCCGATTCCATATTTGAAGGACGCAGCAAAGTTCATTGGCCAGTTGTTCACTGGGTTTGATCCTGCTGTCTCCGACAAGGTTGGTAAGAGTCTTGGACGTCTTGGTGACAGGATGTCGAGTGTTAAGAGGATCTTCGAGAAGATCGGGGATATTTGGCGTCCATTCCAGAATGCTCTTGAGAAAGTATTCTCGGTTCTTGATAAAGTATGGGGTGCTATTCGAGATTGGTTTGCCACACTTGGGCAGAAGATTGCCTCAGTTATGGGCAAAGGCGACTTTAGCGCCGTCCTAGATGCTATAAACGTCGGTCTACTTGGTGGAATTGCTGCTCTTATCGCCAAGTGGATGCACAAAGGCATCAATGTTGATCTTACTGGTGGGGTTATGAGTAGCCTCACTGGAACGTTCAATCAATTGACTAATACTTTAAAGAGTATGCAGCTTCAAATCAAGGCTGGCGCAATCATGAAGATTGCCGAAGCTATTGCGGTTTTGACTGCATCAATGCTCGTCTTGTCAATGATTGATTCTGCCGCTTTGACCAAGGCATTGACTGCAATGGCCGTTGGTTTTGGCGAACTTATGGGAGCTTTCGCAATTCTCAATAAGATGGATTCTAGTCTTAAGAGTGGTGCTCAGTTTGATCTAATTGCTGGAGGAATGATTGCTCTTTCTACAGCGATACTCATTCTTTCTGGAGCAGTTGCTGTTATTGGACGTATGAAATTGGGGGACGTGGTTAAAGGTGTTGTGGCAATCGGCGTTCTTCTTGGTATTTTGATTGCCGCCTCAAAGGGTCTTGAGAAAGCCGCACCTGGTTTGATAATAGCTGGTGCTGGACTTATCGCTATTTCGACTGGATTGGTTATTCTCTCTGGTGCAGTAGCTATATTTGGAACTATGGACTGGACAACAATGGGCAAAGGCATTCTTGGGATTGCCGGTGCCCTAGGTGTTATTGCTCTCGCTGTGAATTTCATGCCAGCGACACTTCCGCTCATAGGCGCAGGACTTGTGCTCGTAGCGATATCTTTGAACATACTTGCTGGTGCTTTGGCATTGATGGGCAAACTCAATTATAGTGAAATGCTCCGGGGGTTTGTCGCAATTGGTGGAGCACTTATCATCATTGGTATAGCAATGCATGCAATGCCTCTTACGCTTCCAATTACGGCGGCAGGGCTTGTTCTTGTCAGTATTGCTCTTAATCTCATTGCTAAAGCTTTGACGACGATGGGTGGTATGTCGTGGGGTCAAATTGCCAAAGGTCTGGTCTCTATGGCCGCATCCTTGACAATTTTAGCAGTGGCTGCGTACGCCATGAGCGGTTCAATTGTAGGAGCGGTTGCTATCGGCATCATGGCCGGTTCGTTGCTTCTCCTTGCAGGAGCTCTTAGTGCGTTTGCAGCTCTGAGTTGGGGAGATTTGCTGCACGGGCTAGTAGGTGTAGCCGCAGCATTGGCTTTGCTAGGACTTGCCGCATTGGCTCTGACACCAGTTATTCCAGAGATGATAGCTCTTGGAGCAGCATTGATCGTCATCGGTGCTGGCTTCGCCTTGATTGGCGCAGGCGCCTTCATGATCGGTAAGGCGTTCGAATCTCTTGCTAAGGCCGGTAAAGCAGGCGCAGAGGCTCTTGGAGGGGCTCTATACGCCATTGGAGAGGCAATTCCGAAGCTTCTGCAAGGCGTTGCCCAAGGGCTTATCGATTTCATCATGATTATCGGTAAGGCTCTTCCTCCGTTGGTAAAGCTTCTCGGTACGTTCCTTGTATATTTGGCTCAGGAACTTACCAAGTTGGTTCCAGAACTTGGTAAACTGATCACTTCACTGTTGACCGAAGTTATAAGAATTATTGTAGAATTCATTCCTCAGTTGTCAGATGCTGGACTTCAAATTCTGCTTGGGATACTTCAGGGTATATCCGACAACCTTCCTGAGATTGTCCATACGGTTGGGGATATTATCACTGGATTCCTCGATGCAATGGCGGTTGAAGTACCACGAGTTGCGGATTCTCTTGCTAACTTCATTGTTGAAGCATACACGGGTGCTGCGGAAGCAGTTGGTAAAGTTGCAGCCACATTGATGTTTGGTGTAGGCATCGCTTTCATTCAAGGATTCATGAGTGGAATCATGGGATCAATTGGTGGACCACTCAAGTTCTTTACTGGTTTGGCTGGTAGAGTTCTTGGATGGATTGGCAACATGATCGCTACTCTTTGGGGTAAGGGTTACGAACTTATCTCTGGGTTGTTTAATGGAATCAATAACAGAATTGCCGGAGTTATGAGCTGGTTTGCAGGTCTTGGTAGTAGAATTATTGGTTCTATTGCTGGATTTGCTAGTCTTCTGTTCAGCAAAGGCTTTGATCTTATAGTCGGCATGTGGCATGGCATTAGCGATCGTTGGAATGCTCTTGTCTCATGGCTCGGAGGTCTTGGTGGAGAGATTCTTTCTGCTATTGGTGGTATTGCGGATGTTTTGAAGGATATTGGCGGAAAGATTATCAGTGGTTTGTGGGAAGGCATGAAAGGTGCTTGGGAGAAAGTTTCAGGATGGCTTGGTGGTATTGGCGGAAAGATCGCAAGTATCAAGGGTCCGCCTGAAAAGGATGCAGTAATTCTGTATAACAATGGTCAACTTATATTCCAAGGTCTTCATGAAGGTATGCAAGACGAATGGGACAATGTCAGTCTATGGTTAAGTCAAATTAATCCTGCTGAGGAGATGGACAAGAATCTTAGTGACAACATGGCTAAGGTTGTAAGTGGTATCGTCGATCAACTCGGTGCTATCGAAGAATTCCAGCCAACCATCACGCCAGTTCTTGATTTGACCCAAGTTGTTGACGAAGCTAAGAAGATTCCAAGTTATATTCCAGATTTGGCTCCTACTTTCTCAAACGCTCAAGCACAGAGCATTGCCACCACAAAGGCAGTAACAGACACTCCTGCGACTCCAACCAGCGGCACGGGTGATGTGAAGTTTGAACAGAACATCTATGCTCCAGCGCAACTCTCTACAGCGGATATTTATAGACAAACACGTAATCAGATCACTATCGCTAAGGAGGAGTTGAGCATCCCATGAGACTTACTAGCGTAGATCTATATTCGCCAAACTTCTCCGAAACAGTCACCTTCACCTTACGAGATGTCGATTCCTCGGATAAGTACATGGTTCGACAAATCCTTGGGTTGGATACAGATGAAATAGTTCCTAAGTTTTATGGATTTGGTTTGAATGGAAACAATCGATTCTATAACTTAGGTTTGAAAGCACGAGAGATTGTTATTCGTGTTGTGTTGAACCCACATTTCCACATCAATGAATCGTTTACGGATATTCGAGATTCCTTGTACAAGGCCATCTCCGCCACAAGAACTGGTAAGATAGTTCTTCATTTTAAATCTGGTGCTACAATCGTTGCCAAGATCGAGGGTTTTATTACAAAATTCGAAGTTCCATATTTCAGTGAGATTTCTGAGGTTCAACTAACTGTTAAGTGCGATGATCCGATGTTCCGAGCAATTAATCCTGTGCTTTACACTCCTCAAGAGATGAAGACCGTTAATCCTATTATGGTTCCGGACAGTCTCTCAACGGCTCCGCACGGATTTTTCTTGCAAGTGACGTTTAAGTCTGCATGTCCTTCTTTCACGATTCAGGACGATCCTGATACTCCTGAGTGGAAATTCAAGATCATTCCTGATGGTGGATTCCTCATCGGAGATGTTCTATATTTCTCGAGCGACTTCTCGAACAAGTATCTATACCTTATGAGAGGTGCTACAAACATTCCTCTGATTGACAAGATTGAACCTTCGTCTATATGGCCGATTATATTTCCAGGTGCTAATTTCTTTACGTTTGTAGACATTGCCCACTTTGATTGGAATAGCCTGGAGTACTATGCGGCTTACTGGGGGGTGTAAGTATGGATTTGTTTAAATTTAACCCCGTAACAGATCCCACTATTCTTGAGCATGGTGAGTTCATTAATGGCTGGGACAGCATTATGTGGACGGAACGATACGCCGAAACAGGCGAATTCGAGATCGTCGCAAAACTTAGTACCGGTTTGAGAGAATTTTTACCGTTAGGGACTTTTATTTCTCACACAGATACTATGGAAGTGATGATTGTCGAAAATCATCAAATTGGTGAGAAAACCGAAGATGATCCAAGTCTTACGATCACAGGCAGAAGTCTTGAGAGTTGGCTTGAGAACAGAATAGTTGGAATGAATCTAGCAAGGGCTAGTTCAACTATTGCTGAGTATATTTTGCCAGCCGCTGTCACTTGGACTCAAATAGTACAGCTCATCAATGAGCATATTTGGTACATGACAAATGCCGGTGATACTCTTGGTAACATGTGGGCAGAAACCCAACTTACTGGATCAGGGGTTGCTGACGTACGTACTATAAATCGTGATAACGTCCTCAAGGCTGTTCAAGACTTGCTTGCTATTGATGATCTTGGGATAAAAACGCTTCGAAAGAACACTTTTATTGGCTATGGTGGTGATAATACAGGAACGGCAATGTCTATATACAAAGGAGCTGACCTTTCGTCGAAGGTTATATTTTCATGGAAAGGCGGGGATCTTGAATCTGCCGATTATTTGTTCAGTATTAAGCCACTGAAGACCTCGGCTTTTGTAATTGGACGTTATGTTTACACAATAGTGGATAGTGGCCCTACCAACTATGACAGACGAGTGATGATCGTTCCAGCAGACGATATTGATGGGAATTTAAGTGCAGCTCCAACTGGTAGCGCATTAACGGCGTTAATAAACAAGTTGAAAGTTCGAGGTAATCAAGCACTTAGGAATCAGCAACAAATTACCATCAGTAGAGCGGATATTTCAAAATTGACCAATTATGGATACCGCAAGGATTTCAATGTCGGTGATTTAATCTCTTTGGATGGGAATTTCGGCACAATCCAAAAAATGCGGGTTGTAGAGTACGTAGAGATTGAAGATCAAACCGGAGAAAGCGGCCATCCAACGTTAGCCGTTCCAGGAGCGTAAAATGACTGACATAATAGCTATATTTGTGATAGCAATGGTTGCATTCTCAGGATGGGGCTTGTTTTTCTACGCTATAGCTCATAGGTCGTATGATGGCCAAGTCGTTGTCAGTAGGACCGAGGGCAAAACGGTTTTTACTCTTGAAGTAGACATCGATGTGGATGAAATTCCCAACATGGATAGTCTTTTGTTCAAGGTTGTAGACACGGACAACTTCTTGAAGTAGTTTCGCACGATATTCATCCATTATAATGGAAACTACAGAAAGGATGGAACGTGTTGAAGCTTTGGAAACGAAGGTCAATACTTGATGACGCCATTCAACGTGTTCTCTTGGAGATGCAAGAGAATGAGTTGGATTCGGTGAAGTATGCCGAATCGATGGAGAAACTTGAAAGATTGATCCAGCTTAAGTCAGAAGAGACGAGAGGTGGAGTCAGTCCGGATACGATCGCCATTGTAATCGGAAATTTGGCCGGAATCCTGATCATTGTGAGCTACGAAAGAGCACATGTGATGGTATCGAAAGGATTGAACTTCATTCTGAGAAGTTCGACGTAAAACCAGATGTAGTAGCGAAAGCACAGGAATTGTGTGAGATTCGAAAGGAGTCTTACATGGTTCCTGTGTTTTCGCTTTCTAAACACGTACTATATTTTTTGCCCTGTACTGTAGAGGCCGCTAGATGGACTATAGTGCCAGAACGGGGTCTGAGAGGCTTAGAACGGCTTCTAGGGGCCTTAGAATCGATTTCTGAGTTCAAATCTGAAAAAATTCCCGGGGGGAAGTTTCTGAAAACAATTCGCAAATTTTTCACGTTCTATAATGAGAGATCTAAGTAGTGCAAAAGCTTCTGTTTGGAAGCACACTACAGTGCAAAAATTTCTGTTTGGAAGTACACTAGATCTCTCATATTTTTTAATTTTGCTACATTGGCCTACCTAGGAGTTTAGATGCAAGCTGTCGGTAGAATAGTTATAGCTTTGTCTTTGTTAGGAGCATTGGGATTCGGAGGAAGCAGTAAGGAGGTACCTCCGTCCTATGCAGTTGAATTAGCTGCATCGAACTCCTCAACGACAACTACAACTATACCAACGACAACTACAACTACGACCACTAGTACAAGTACCACATCCACCAGCACTACTACAAGCACAAGTACGACAACAACCACCACGATTGCTCCGGTATATTCTTCAGGACAATGTGGAGGAGACCTTCCTCCGTGTTGGATAATGAATCGAGAGTCTCGTGGGATCATCACTGCACAAAACCCGGATTCATCGGCCTCAGGTAAATGGCAGATTTTGGATTCTACCTGGGGTAAGTATGGCGGATATTTGCACGCCAAGGATGCTCCTGAGTGGGTTCAGGACGCAAAAGCACGTTCGATGGCTCTCTGCAACTGGCAGCCGCCGAACTACTGCGCATAAATTTCACATATTATAATGAGAGACTACAAAGGAGCAAAACAATGTGGAAAGACAAGCTGAAGAAGGCATGGGACGAAAACCCGCTTGCAGTCATTGGTATTGGTGTGCTCGCAGTTACAGCAACTGCGAAGCTCATTGATTCGATGAGTGCGGCGCAAGGTCGTCGTGCCTACGCTCGGCAGGTTGACTACAGAGTTAATCAACCGAGGTAGCATCAGGAGAGGGTCTGCTAACGCAGGCTCTCTTTTTTGCCATTCCGCAAGAAAAACACGCTTTATAATGAGAGGAAGTTTAGACTTCAGATGGAGTTAGGCACAAGCTAACCTGTTTGGAGATCCTCTCATTTCATTTTTGGCTTAGGAGGACTAATGGAGATTGAACTCCCGATTGTCGAGAAGACGAAGGCTCATTTCAGGAAGTACAAGACCTGGTATTGCTGTGCCGGAGCAGGATTGCTAAGCGCAGGAATTACATGGGTTATATTGAGAGAATCGCATGCCGGACTTGACGCAGGGACGGATGGAGACTTGATATTGAACAAGTCAATCATGGGTTCTCTTTTTGGTTCTAATACAAACACTATGGTCACAACAATTCATAAAGGAAACCAAGGACATCCTGGTTTTGTAACCCGTTGTATTGAGACAGGTGAATTGTTCGCAACGCAAGGAGATGCGGCTAAAGCGTTTAATATTCCAGAAGAATTTATGTCAAAACATTTGAATTATGGACGAGAACTTTCTGAGAATTTGAATTTTGAACGAGTTGGAGTTCTAGCATAAAGGAGGTGTCATGAGTAATTGTTCTTGTCACGGGCCATGTAATTGTCAGCCACGTTATGGATTCTTCAAATTCTGTGGCGACATTTTCATGACGATCTTCACATGTGGTTTTTGGCTTATCTGGATATTCGTCAGGGAGATGCGTAAACGATGAATCTTACTGATGTAACCAATTTAATCAGGCGTGGGGCCAAAGAGAATTCTCCTGTAATTCTGTCTGCTATCGCTGGTGTGGGAACGATAGTGACTGCATATTTGACCGCTAAGGCATCGTTCGAAGCAGCTAGGGTACTTGATGATTGGGAAGAGAAGAACGGAGTCAGCGATGACCGTAAAGAGCGCATAATAGATAGGACAAAGGTTGTCTGGAAACTCTATATTCCTCCGGCGGTCTCTGCGACTTCTACAATCATCTGTATCGTCGCTGCGAATCGAGTGGAAGCCAGTAAGACACTCGCTGCACAAACCGCATTCACTGTATCCCAGCAACTATATTCTGATTATCGAGATAAAGTCGTGGAACAGCTCGGTGCACATAAAGATCAATCCATTAGAGATAGTGTTGCTCAAGAACGAGTATTGAAGGATCCACCACCTCCTGGCGATATTTTGATTAGTGGTCCTGGGAACGTTCTGTGCCGTGAAGATTTTACTGGACGATATTTCACTAGTGACATGGAGACGTTAAGAAGGGCTCAGAACGATCTGAATTCGAAGTTATTGTCACAAGACTACGCCACGCTCTACGATTTCTATTACATGATTGGCCTTGGAGCGACGTCATATTCTGAACAGCTCGGTTGGAAGTCAGACAAATTGATGGATCTACAGTTCTCTACAGTGCTAACTGATGACGGACGACCATGCCTTTCGTTTGATTACAACTACACGACTACGCTATAACGATATTCGCACGTAAAACATAGTTTATAGTGAGAGAAATCGACGAAAGGATAGAGATGACTGAAGAAGTCGTTGAAGTTGAAGTGGACGAGAATGAGCCTCTTGTGCATCAAGCGGGCAAGTTAGTAATCGGAGGATTGGTTGCTTTGCTTGCCAAGCATTTTGCAGAGAAGGCATACGATTGTGCGCTGACAGCTTATCGACTAAGGCATACTGCTTGACGTTGATTAAGAGAAGGAGGTACCCTAACACGGTACTTCCTTTTTCGTCTAACAAGAGAAGGATCAAGAATGCTTAAGCGTGATATCACCTACGAAGACTTTAATGGTGAAACAATCACCGAAACATTCTATTTCAATCTCACCAAAACCGAGATTATCGAACTCGAAGTTGAATACAAAGTCGGTTTGGAAGAGACGATTAAAGCCATTATCAAGGCACAGGATAACAAATCTCTAATCGCAGAATTCAAGAAGATCGTTCTCTTGGCATATGGTGTGAAGTCTGAGGACGGAAGGCGATTCATAAAGAGCGATAAGCTTCGGGAGGAATTTTCTCAGAGCGCTGCGTATGATGCGTTGTTTATGGACATGGCTACGAATGAGGATTCTGCAGCTAATTTCATTATGGGCATTATTCCTAAGGATCTGAATGTCGACCAGGATAAACCGCAACTCAAGACGATTGAAGTACCTCTCCCGCCGGTTCCGCCGAGCGTAACTTAAGGAGTATATTTTGGATTATCAGGGTAATGCTAGAAAAGACAAAGAACCAAAGGCTGAGAAGGTCATTGAGAAAGTGGTGACTGGGGAAGTTGTCCAGAAGCCTAAGTCAATCGGCCACAAGTTCAAGGATATTTTCTTCGGTGGGGATTTCAAGCTGGCAATGAGATTCGTATCCTCCGAAGTACTACTACCTGCTTTGCGTAATTTGATGGTTGATTCGGTCACAAAGGGCGCCGAGCGTCTGGTGTATGGAGAGTCAAGTTATCGTAGGCCTCGACCGTATGATCCTCGTCCGATTGTTCAATACAACAATCCTTTAGCCATACGGCGTGATCCTAGGATGCCTAATATTCCGGAGCAAGGTCCTAGGGCTTACAGGCCTACTAGGCGTGATGCTAATGACATCATTCTAACTTCTAGAGAAGAAGCCGAGCTTGTCGTAGAACGACTCATCGACATCATTGACAAGTATGATGTTGCTTCTCTAGCGGATTTGAATGAACTTCTTGGTTTGCCGACTCAGCATGTCGACAACAAGTGGGGATGGACATATTTGAATAATGTAGAGATTCGTCAAATTCGTAATGGATATTTGATCGATCTGCCGACATTGGAGGAAATCTAGATGACTATCGCTGGCGTCGAACCATTAGAAGCTGTTAAAACAGCCACTGCTGCAGTATTTGATAACGACGTCGACGAAGTTAGTATTGAATTAAGTGAAAGACGAGAGAGTGGATGGGAAATTCGAATGATCCTCACGGTGAGTCGCAGCAGGAGGAGTAGCACATGAATCTTAATGCATTAACAAGAAGCTTTAATCGAAACGTTCTAATTTTTAAGAAGCAGTCTCCGCATATTTTCTTCATCGGTGGTATTGTAGGCACCGTTGCTAGCACGGCTCTCGCTTGTCGAGCAACTCTCAAGCTATCTGAGAGCCTCGATAAGATCAAGCAAGATGTGGATAATCTTCATTCATTGAAAGAAGATACAAACTATCCACATGATCAGTATCAGAAAGATCTGGCCGTCGTCTATGGACGTGCTGCTTTGGATATTACAAAGCTGTATGCTCCGTCAGTAATCGTTGGTGTGGCATCAATCACTGCGCTTACCAGTTCACACGTTACATTGGCAAAGCGTAACACCGCTCTCATGGCAGCATATTCTGCTGTTCAGGAAGCGTACACAAATTACCGTGATCGTGTGCGTTCTGAATTGGGAGAAGAGAAGGAACTCGATATTTATCATGCCACCGAATTACAAACGGTTGAGAATGACGAAGGCAAGAAGGAAGTCGTAAAGGTTTCCGATCCGAATAAGTACTCACCGTATGCTCGATTCTTTGATGAAGTGTCACCGAACTGGAGAAAAGATCCAGAACTGAATAAACTTTTCATCCAGTGTCAGCAGAATTATGGTAACCAACTCCTCCAAGCTCGAGGTCATCTCTTCTTAAATGAAGTGTATGACATGCTTGGGATTGATAGGTCCAAAGCAGGAGCTGTGGTTGGATGGGTAATTGGAAAAGAGGGCGACAACTTCGTCGATTTCGGAATCTATGAGGCCTTCAATTCCAGGTTTGTCAATGGATGGGAACGAAGCATTCTACTGGACTTCAATGTTGATGGGGTTATCTACGATAAGATTTAAAGGAGGATGATGGAGCTAAAAAGAGAATGGGTCATCCCCTCAATTGTTGGGGTTGTCTCATTCGGAGCAGGCGTAGCTGCTGGATATTTCGCACGCATTTATCAAGCTAATAGAGAAATTGAAGAGATTATTGAAGAGGAAGATCCAGAAGACGCAAACTTTCAACTTCAATTCGAATTTGACGAACGCACCCGAGTCTTTAATCATGCGATGCAAGAAGCATCTTTCATTATGACTCAACTCAAAGAAGGTGCGGAAAGTTTTTTAGAACAACGAGCCGCCGATATGCACCGTTCTATGGCGTCTCACCCCGCTTTTCGAGAAACTGAAGATGGTGAAATTGAAATCATTCCATTAGTCGAAGAACCAGTAGAGATTCATAAAACTATATTTAGCGACAACGGGGATGAGATTTGGGACTGGGAAATCGAAAAGGAATGTCGAGGACCAGACGAACCATACATCATTCATCATGACGAATTTTTCGAAAAAGAAGCAGACATGTACAGTCAAACCTGTCTTACCTATTACAAGGGAGACAATATTCTTTGTGATGAGGAAGACACGCCTCTTTATGGATTCGAGAGAATTGTCGGTGAGCTAAAGTTTGGTCATGGTTCGCTGGATTCGAACGTAGTTTATATTCGTAACGAACGACTAGAAGCTGAGTACGAAGTTACACTCGATCATGGGTATTATCAAGTACAAGTATTAGGTCAAGCGATCGAGGATGATCTTAATAGAGATGTAAAACATTCGGTTCGAAAGTTCAGACAGGACTAACATGCCCGAGCCGCTTGAAAATCTATATTTCAATTGGCTCTGTGCAAAAGTCATTGATACTACCCTTACAAGTCCTAGCGGGACTTACTGGGAGCTTTTCAAAATCCTACATACGACAGAGTTTGTATGGCTTTTGTCTGGTGATGACAATAGAGCCGAGGACGGTAAGGATCTTCGAAGAGAGTTTATCATCGCAGCAGATCTTCCTGATGATCCTGCTTGGAGAACGGAAATAGGATGCTCTGTCCTAGAGATGTTTATTGCATTTTCTAGACGAGCGGCTTACATGACCGATGGAAAAGCTTATGATTGGTTTTGGGAATTCATTCATAATCTCGGTTTAAAAGAGTTCACGGACGATAGAATAGATTATCAGGAAGTTGTAGACTCTTTGGAAGAATTTATCTGGAGAACGTACGACGAAGACGGAAATGGTGGTCTGTTTCCCATGCGAACATTCCATGAAGATCAAAGAAACGTAGAGGTTTGGTTTCAACTCTGTGAGTATCTTATAGATCACGATCGACTTGATTGAAAGGAGGGTACGTGGATTTCTATAAGATCAGAACAAAAGAGACCAAAGGTTTTCCTCAAGCGTACCCAGACTGGGTTGTCGATCACTTTGATGATCTAATGGTTAGAGGTGGTTCATTCTATGCGGTGTGGGATGAACAACGTAATATGTGGTCTACGAACGAATTGGATGTACAGAGAATTGTAGACATTGACCTGAATAACTTCGTTAACGAGGCTGAACGAAAAGGTCAGATCATTGAACCTTTGATCACCAGAAATTTTAGCACTGGTAGTTGGGAACGATTTAACAAGTATATTCGAAATCTTCCTGACAAAGGTAACTATCATCCCTTGGATGAGAACATTACTTTTGCTAATACGAAAGTCACGAAGAAAGATTACGTCAGTAAACGGGTTCCATATTCTATCACTCAAGGTAACACGGATGCTTGGGATGAGCTATTAAGCGTCTTATATGCGCCGGAAGAACGAGACAAGATTGAATGGACTATCGGTGCCATTGTTTCTGGTGACTCGAAGTGGATTCAGAAATTTCTCGTTTTTTATGGACCCCCTGCCTCTGGAAAGTCGACTGTTATTAACATAATGGAAAAACTTTTCACGGGATATTTGACAACTTTCGAAGCAAAAGCATTGACGGGTAATAATGGAACGTTTGCCATGGAGGCATTCGAGAGTAATCCGTTAGTAGCTATTCAACACGATGGCGACTTGTCTAGGATTGAAGACAATTCAAGATTGAATTCTATCGTGGGTCATGACACGATGACAATCAATGTGAAGTACAGGTCAGTCTTTACAATGCGTCCTAATGCGTTTCTAATCATGGGTACGAACAAACCAGTCAAGATCACGGATGCGAAAGCTGGTAATACTCGACGTCTCATTGACGTACATCCAACGAACGTGAAGATTGAAGTCGGTCGTTACCATATTCTCGTAGAGAACATTAACTATGAGCTTGGAGCCATTGCCCACAAATGTCTCGAACGCTATCGTGATATGGGAAAATTCTACTACGAGAACTACATTCCGACGAAGATGATGATGCTAACAGATAGCTTCTATAACTTCATAGAGGCTCATTACGATATTTTCAAGTCGGAGGATGCGATACAACTTAAGAAGATCTGGGAACTCTATAAAATTTACTGTGAAGAAGCTAACATTGTTAAGCGTTTACAGTATCACGAGGTTCGGGATGAGATCTCGAACTACTTTTTTGATTTCAAAGATCGTCACTTTATTGGAGAGAAGGAGTACAGAAGTGTTTACATCGGGTTCAAAGGACTCCCAAAGCAAGGGCCGATTCCGTGGGTTCCTGACAGGACATACGTTATTGAATTGGACGATTTCGATCCTGCTACTCGTCCTTCTGCCTTTAACAATGCGTGCTTGGATCAACCGGCGCAAGAAGCAAAAGCCAACGGGCTTCCAGGAAAGAAGTGGGAACGGGTATCTACAACCTTGGGAGAGCTCGATCCCTCAACCCTCCACTACGTAAAAGTACCTGAAAATCACATTGTAATAGATTTTGATCTTGTTGATGAAACAGGGGAGAAGAGTCTCGAAAAGAACATCGAAGCTGCTTCAAAACTACCACCTACTTATACGGAATTGAGTCAAAGTGGTAAAGGAGTTCACCTTCATTACATTTATGAGGGTGATGTAGAAGAGCTGGATTCTATATTTGATGTTGGCATTGAGATCAAGACACTTCTTGGTGACAGTTCGCTCCGGCGGAAACTTACCAAGTGTAATAATCTTGATATTATGACTCTCAATGGGGGCCTTCCGAGGAAAGAGAAGAAGATGCTTAAAGCTAAGAACATTCAAAGCGAAAAAGGTCTTCGAGAGCTCATTGAACGCAACTTAAGGAAAGAAATTCATCCTGGCACGAAGCCATCGATTGATTTCATTCATCATATTCTCGAGGATGCTTATGAGAGTGGCTTGGCTTACGACGTACGAGATCTTCGACCAAAGATTTTGACGTTTGCTGCCAATAGTACTCATCAAGCATCAGCGTGTATCAAGATTGTTCGTGAAATGCAATTTGTCAGTAAGAATGTCATGCCAGATGAAGATGATCAGGACGACAAGCCATTAATCTTCTTCGACGTGGAGGTATATCCTAATCTCTTTGTCGTATGTTGGAAGATTCAAGATTCGGACACCGTCGTTAGGATGATCAATCCTACGCCCGAAGACATTGAGCCTCTCTTTTTACAGAAGCTTGTCGGATTCAACAATCGTCGATATGATAACCACATCTTGTATGGACGATATTTGGGTTACTCTCTCGAGGAGCTCTTTTTACTTAGTCAGAAAATCATCTACAATGAGAAGTCAAATAATCAAGGTCTATTCGGAGAAGCATACAACATCTCGTATGCGGATATTTATGACTTCAGTTCAAAGAAGCAAGGCCTTAAGAAGTTTCAGATAGAACTCGGGATACACCATCAGGAGCTAGATCTCCCATGGGATCAACCCGTGCCAGAAGGACAATGGTCTAAGGTAGAAGAGTATTGCGTCAATGATGTCATATCCACTGAAGCCACGTTTAATGCTCGAGAACAAGACTTCATTGCACGGAAGATTCTTGCTGAGCTATCAGGGCTATCGGTCAATCATACGACACAGCAACATACTGCTCGGATCATATTTGGCACGGAAAAGAATCCGCAGAAGCAATTTATATACACAGATTTGAGTGAGGAGTTCCCTGGCTATGTCTTCGATGGAAAAGATAGTACATACGGCGAAGAGGTTACGGGTGAAGGTGGCTACGTATATTCTGAACCGGGTTATTATACCGATGTTGCAGTCCTAGACATTGTCTCGATGCATCCTACGAGCATTAAGATGCTCAATGTCTTTGGGCCATTCACGAAGAACTATAACGAACTCATAGATGCTCGAGTGGCCATCAAACGCAAGGACTATGACGCAGCTAGTGAGATGTTCAACGGGAGATTGCGTCAGTTCCTGGTAGATAGAGAAGAAGTGTATGATATTTCAGCGGCCAACGATTTGGCATACGCTCTAAAGATTGTTATCAACATTGTTTATGGATTGACGAGTGCTCGCTTTGATAACATGTTTCGGGATATTCGTAACAGAGATAATATTGTCGCCAAACGTGGCGCTCTATTTATGATTGACCTGAAGCATGCTGTCCAAGAACAGGGCTATACCGTTGCTCACATTAAGACGGATTCCATAAAGATTCCAAACGCTGATCCACAAATTATTCAATTTATCACAGATTTCGGTCAGGAGTATGGTTATGAGTTCGAACACGAATGCACCTACGACAAGCTATGCCTCGTCAACGATGCAGTATACGTTGCTAGTGGCGCTGATGGCTGGAGTGCTGTGGGGGCGCAGTTCCAGCATCCGTACGTTTTCAAAAAACTCTTTACGCATGATACGTTGGAATTTGATGATCTTTGTGAAGTCAAGAGCGTTAAGCAAGGACGTATCTACCTTGACGTCGTCGGAGACGGTAAATTCGACGACATGAGGCTTGTGGGAACAACCGGGGCCTTCATGCCGGTAAATAACGGCGGGGGGATACTTTGGAGAGTAAAAGATGGTAAGAATTTCCATGTCAGTGGGACAAAAGGATATTCTTGGGTTGAACGTGAGATTGCAGCTTATCGAGAATCTGTGGGAGAGCTCGATACTGACATGACATATTTCGAAAAGTTAAAGAGAGATGCTATTGAAGCAATCGAGCGCTTTGTGCCATACAAAGAACTCGTATCATAAGGAGACTAATGTCTGATACGGCTAAAACATTCATGGTGGAAGATGCTCCGATCATATTCCGTAATTTTGCTGGCAAGGAAGGGCAATACAACCGAGAAGGTGATCGTAACTTCGCAGTTATTCTTCCGGAGGACGTCGCCAAACAAATGCTCGAGGATGGGTGGAACGTCCGTTACCTTGAGGCTCGGGAGGAGGGGGATTCGGACACACCGTATATCTCCGTGGCCGTTAACTTCAACAATCGACCACCTCGAGTAGTTCTTCTCACTTCTACAACACGTACGCAGCTCGACGAGAATTCAGTAGATGTGTTGGATTGGGCTGACATCAAAACGGCCGATCTAATTGCACGAGGATACGACTGGAGTGTTAATGGGAAAACTGGTACTAAGGCTTATCTCCAGTCCCTCTTTGTTACCATTGAAGAGGATGCGCTAGAACAAAAATATTCGATTAACGAGAATCCTCCGACAAATGCTTAAACTTCTGTCCAGGTCCAAATCTTACCGAGGATACAATATGGAATTTAAGAGTTTCGTTCGGAAACCCTTTGTGGTTCAGGCCGTTGAGGTTACGGTTGAGAACATTAATGAGGTTGCTAAGTACGTCGGAGATGTTCGGGAGCGTGAGGACGGTACTTTGTACATCCTTGTCGACCGTCGTTTGGTGCCGAATGTATTCCGTGTGTACCCAGGCTTCTACATGACGAAGATGGGTGAGAACGTTCGTTGTTATTCACGGAAGATCTTCAGAGAGCAGTTCGTCGAGGAAGACGAGAACATACGTCCATGGATTGAATTCATGGAGAAGCATCAGTAAGTTTGCCGGGGGATAGGGTGCTAAGGCGGGTCAGTGGGGGCTCATCGACCTAGCTGATTCGAGCCTTACAGTCTGCAGATACGGTCCTGCTTGTTCCATCCAGTCGAGCCGTATTGTCAGGCCGCCCTTTGTTCGCATAAGACGCAAAAAATACACATACTATAATGAGGAGAAAAGGATAAGAAATTACCAATTCCAAAGTATAAGAAATTATGATTCCCGAAAGGGAGTGTCATAATACAAGCTTACGGAGGTTGATTGGTGATACAAGCTTCCTAATCTCCTCGTATTTTTTCTTTTTGTTGAAGTAGCAGCACTTGGAGAAGGTGGTGGGCTACCGTTAGAACTAGGGGATGAGGTTCTATATTGTCGTCTGAGCGACGTTAAACAACCTTAGGCTCAGAGCGCCGTCGTGAGACGGGTGGACTGTGAAGGATAACACAGAGCGCGTCGATGGGATTGATCTCCCGACGTTTAGGTAAACAAAAAACCACGTTCCGTGCCCTTTATCCCGTAAGGGGCCTGGGTAAGGGTACACTCTTGCTGTGTACGCCGATGTATTTGTGGGTGGCTTATTACGGCCAAGCAAGCCCATTCATAGCGGAGCGGATAGGGGAGGGTTAAGTTCCTCAGAAGGGAACCGCTGGCCCTCCTCTCCTTTAATTTTTTAGGGGGCAGGATGGAAAAGCACGCATTCATTTACAGAGCTCTCGAGGAAGTGATAGTGCTAACCGGTCTTCACTACACTCCTGAAACCTATCGTGAACAGGAGATCAATTTACTTGAACCCCGTCTCAGGGCGGTTGGATACGTCAACATTCATTGGAGTGATGGCGAACGTGACTCCTTTGGCCCTCTCACAAGGGTATGTAGTGCGACTAATCAGTATGGCGAGCGAGTTTACTTCGTTTATGGCTAAAATAGGCGCAAAAATTACATACAATATAGTGAGATAAAACCCCTATTAAGGAGAGATCGATGGAAGACATCACTACAACTGATGACGACACCACCAGCAAGAGCACGAGCATTGTTGCCATTGCACTCGTTGGATTCGCCGCTTACGGCGCATTCACCGCAGTCAGCAAGGTCAACCGTGTGTTCGTGGCTCGCGCTGAGAAGCGTGGCGCCAAGAAGGCTGTTAAGGAGATGGAACTTAACCAGAAGCTCGCAGAAATGGGAAAGTAACTCAATGAGGAAGTATCAGTAACATGGTACTTCCTTTTTCTTTTCTAGGAGGTCGCACGAATTACATACATTATAATGAGAAAACTCGACTAAGGAGACATGATGAAGAATTTCATTCAGAAGACCAAGGTTTGGGTCAAGGAAAACCAAGACACCGTCGCCGTTACTGGCTTCGTTGCAGCAGGAATTGCTTGTTATGCAGCTGTGATCGCGCTCGCCGTAAAGGCGGACAAGACGCAGCGTGCAAACGAGAAAGAACTGATGTACGAGCTGGGCAAGGCGGCAAGTCAGGGTTCCTCGATCCTTCCCGGTCCCGATGGATATTTCTGGGTCATTGGAAACCAGAAGGCAAGTTGAACTCAAAGAGGAGATATCTGTAACAGGGTATTTCCTTTTTGCCTTGTTTTTATACTTCATATATTTTAATGGAGGAAGCATGAAAGCTGTCGTACGTATGGTCAAGCGTGAGTATCACGGTCCGCTCTACGAAGTACGAATCGAAAACAAAGTCGAAGAAACGTTTTCTACAAGGTCCAGCGCTGATTTCTACGCTGAGGCTTTGAATACGAGGGGGGTTAGCTAATGCAAATTTGGTCTTGCACAATCGGAGAAGTTGAGGACGTTCCAGAGGGTGCTGATGCACCGATGCGTGAGGCGATTTCATACGCATATCGCAAACTAACAGGCAAAGAGCCTCGGTTTATTTTCAGCGGATGGGGTGCTGAGTTGACTGAGATAGAGCGGGAAGTTGTTGAAGAGTCCGAGAATAGGAGAATTAATGGCTGAACAGTGGCGTCCTAGGCCTGCGGAATTTGACCCCACCCGTATCAAAGTGCAAGAAGCAATTGACTTGCATGCTGGTGAGCCATGGCTTCTTACCTCCGGTGGAGATTACAACAGCTTCGTCGTATATACATTGGTACAGAGTGGTAAAAGAGGGCGGTATCTTATCGCTTTGCAATGGCCTACTCGGGTGAATGGTACCGACATTGAGCAGATGGTTCAACTGTTGATCGATCCTGAGGACGTACGTGGGCTCATGGAAGTTCTTGGCCATACTCTGACATGGATGGACGTTGCCAAACGAATGGGGAACTAATGATTATATACACCCTTGTGTGTCCGAGATGTCATCGAGGGTGGTTGTTCGATAAAATAATTCAACGTTGTTATCGATGCAGAAAGCTTTGTGGGATGCCTATCACACAAAGACATACGAGAATCATGAGATACACACGGATGGTTGATAATTATGAAACGAGTAGTGAGAGTCGCACGAGGAGACAGTAAACCTTCTGCAGTTAAGCAATTCGAGGTTACAAGCGGGCGTATTTTTCTGTACACGAATGGAATTCTCCAAACGCATTACCCGGATACTCCGGATCTTCGTGAGATGTTAAAATTTAATGGATGGACGGAGAGAGATGGAAGCGTGTCTTGAGGAAAGGCCTCAGTACATAGAGTTAATGGATCATCAAAAGGAGGCGCTTCAATTCCTGTCTAACGGAAAGATCTTATATGGAGGCGTTGGTAGTGGAAAATCTGCTGTGGCTTTGGCTTACTACATGCAACACGAGGCCCCTAAAGAAATCATAGTAATCACGACGGCTAAGAAACGTGACAGTCTTGATTGGCTTGGTGAGGCGGCTAAGTTTGGTATAGGGGCTGAGGAAGAAGCTACCGTTGCGGGATTATTGACTATCGATTCATGGAACAACATCGGTAACTACCTAGAGGTGGAGGACGCATTCTTCATCTTCGATGAGCAGAGACTGGTGGGACACGGGGCATGGGTCAAGAACTTTCTGAAGATAGTGAAGAAGAATCGCTGGATTCTCTTGAGTGCGACACCTGGGGATACATGGTTGGATTATGGCCCGGTCTTCATTGCGAACGGGTGGTACAAGAATATCACGGACTACAAACGTCAGCACGTCTTGTATGCTCCGTATGTACGCTATCCACAGGTTGTTGGCTATCTTGGAGAAGGCAAGTTAGAGAGGCTACGTAACGAGATTCTCGTGGAGATGCCGTACATCAAACACACAGAACGAATACTGAATTTCCTTCAGGTGGGCTATGACAAAGAGCTCATCAAGGCTGTCCAGAAGAACCGCTGGAACGTGTTTGAGGATCGTCCGATTAAGGATGTTGCCGAACTTTGGCGAGTGATGCGACGGATTGTCAACAGCGATCCTAGCCGTTTTGAGGCTATTCAATTCCTGTTGAGATTCCATCCTAGGCTCATAGTCTTCTATAATTTCGACTATGAATTAGATATACTCCGTTGGTTAGGGGATAAGACCACTGTAGCGGAGTGGAACGGACATCGTAAGCAACCTGTCCCAGATTGTGAAGAATGGGTGTATTTAGTACAGTATTCGTCGGGGTCGGAGGGTTGGAATTGCACGGCAACTAACACGGCAGTTTTGTACTCGTTAACCTATTCTTATAAGAACTATATACAATGCCAAGGACGTATTGACCGACTAAACACCGAATTTACTGATTTGTACTACTACATACTTACTTCGTCCGCATATGTGGATATTGCGGTAAAGACGAGTTTAGAGAATAAGCAGTCGTTTAACGAAAATAGTCTATTAAAAACGTTGGATTACCCGGCATTTATTTAGACTTTTCGGCACTTTGCCGGGGAGATGCCGGTGATTTGCAGGTGGTCTGACGTGGGGAAACGGGGTTTTATGTACACTAGGCATTTCTTTCTCTATGTCTATAGGGGGATATAGTATTGTATATAAATGCATACTATATACAGACCCTCTTTTATTATAGAGTCTTTGAAGGGCCCATTATTTGTACATTTGCCGGGTGGAATGAAAAACGGGAGCTAAAATGAGTACTTTTACCGATATTGAGATAAGACGTCCTATTATTGGTTTTCCAACTTATGAGATCACCAATTTCGGGAGAGTGTTTAATGTTCGTACCGGAAGGGAGATGATTCTTTCTCCAACTCACTATGACATCCTTACCGTAGGTCTTATGTATGAAGGTCGTCAATACCGACGTTCGGTTAAGGTGTTGGTGGCTCGAGCGTTTGTCCCCGGAGAGACAGACGTGTTCAACACCCCCATCCAACTAGATGGAGATCGAGCCAATCTACATGAGTCGAACATCGTGTGGCGTCCTAGATGGTTTGCTTGGGCTTACTCAAGACAATTCATTAGTGTTCCTGGTTGGGCATTCTCTGGTCCTGTGTTGGATACTGCAAGCGAAGTCAAGTATAAGACGATCTTTGAGGCCGCTACCACAAACGGAAATCTATGCGAGGACATTCGTCATTCTGTTACTGCGGGAACCAGAGTTTTTCCAACAGGAGAGATTTATGTTTACACTAGAAACTAGAAATATATAAACCTGCAAGAAAAACATATATTGTAATGAGGGGAGAACGAACTCGTACATTTCATTTCGTTTTTGTCTAACCGGAGGAATCTATATGGGACCAAACGAAGAAGAAACCGACGGTCCGCAGCCACTTCCAACACCGGAGGAAGAGGCCGAGTCACGTCAACCCGAGAGGGAAAACCGTGACCACGATCGTCACCTGGATGAGCGATGACGGTTTCTCGTGTCACAATCCATCATCAGGGCGGCGGCGCACCGACCGATAATTCGAGTGGTTACTCATACGGCGGTTACACGTATGGCATCGGAGTCACAAAATGGGAGCGGTTCCGTTCTGTGGCCGATTCCTTTGGAACGTATAACTATAACGGCGACTCGGTGGACGTGTGTTTGTCCGGGGATCGTCATACCGGTTACCCAGTTACAGACAAGGATATTGAGCTAATTGGCGGCGCTGTTGCTGATGCTCGTGCTCGTGGTGAAGTCATCGACGCCCCAACTGTGTGTGATCATTCCAAATCGCCCGGGAGTGCGACAGCATGCTCAGGCAATAAGGCAAGAGAGAGGTGGAACGAGATTGTTGCCGCCTGCATGGCTGGTGGAGCAACACCGGCACCCCCAACCAAGAAAGGCGGAGCGATGGAAATTCAACGTACCAAGAGTGGACGTGGTTACTACGTTGTTGGCGCCGATGGCGGGATTTTCTGTTATGGCGATGCTAAATTCCATGGCTCGATGGGCGGTCAACATCTCAATGCGCCTATTGTTGGAATGGCGTTGCGACCACAGGATGATGGTTATCTTCTCGTAGGTGCAGATGGTGGAATCTTCGCATTTGGCAAGGCCCCGTTCCATGGAAGCATGGGTGGCAAGAAGCTGAACAAGCCTATCGTGGACATCGAGTTCGACGCCGAGGGCGACGGTTACTGGATGTTGGCTGAAGACGGTGGAATTTTCACGTTCGGCGAGACCGCCTTCTATGGGGCACCCACTGGTAAAGTATAATGGGTTTGAACGAGCGTCATTATCAATTGGCGTTAATCAGAAAAATTGAAAACTTACTTCCCGGGTGTGTAATTTTAAAAAACGACCCCCGGCACATCCAAGGCATGCCTGATATTTTGATTTTGTATAGTACTACTTGGGCAGCGCTTGAAGTTAAACTTTCTAGTAGTGCAAACATTCAACCTAACCAAGAGTTCTATGTTAATCTTCTTGATGACATGTCGTTTGCCTCATTTATTAATCCAGAAAATGAGGAGGATGTGTTAAATGATCTTCAACACGCATTCGGACTTACGAGATCGCCACGCATTTCTGAGCCCTAGTAACTATCATTGGGTTAACTATAATGATGAGAAATTAGAGGCTCGTTTCTTTGCTTCTATGGCGGCTCAAAGAGGTAGTGATTTACATAATCTTGCTCATGAAGCCATTCGTCTTGGGGTCAAACTATCTAGAAGTAACAAATCATTATCGACTTATGTGAATGACGCAATTGGTTTCAAAATGAATTGTGAACAACCCCTCTTTTATTCTGAGAATTGTTTTGGAACTGCCGATACCATTTCGTATCGGCGAGGTAAATTACGAATACATGATTTGAAGACAGGGATTACCCACACCTCTGAACACCAACTTGAGGTTTATGCTGCTTTGTTTTGTTTGGAGTATGGTATAGATCCTTTCGAAATTTCGATTGAACTTCGTATTTATCAAAGAGATGAAATTAGATCTTTCTTACCATTTCCAGAAACAATTCTTCAGATTATGGATAAAATTGTTTTCTTTGACAAACAAATTGAGCAGATGAAATCCTCGGAAAGGTTTTAGAGGGTGGGTGGAGATGCGATGGCGAACTATCGCTATGTTAATCTTTTTACTAGGCGTATCTACAATTATATGGTTTGGAATATTTTGCATAGGCATGTTTGCTTTTCGTTTTATGGTTCCATAGAAAGGGGTGATGTCCGTGCTACTAGAGGAAAGTGAATTACGCCACTATGGGATTATACGTAGATCAGGGCGTTATCCTTGGGGCTCTGGTGAGAATGAAAACACGCATAATAAACTTTTGACAGATTATATTGAAGAACTACAATCAAAAGGTCTCTCGGAGAAACAAATTGCCGTGGGACTGGATATGACTGTCAAAGAGCTCCGTGCTGAGAAGTCTATTGTTAGAAGTCAAACCAGACAGTCTCAAATTATCATGGCTCAGCGTCTAAAAGATAAGGGTTGGGGACCAACTGCTATTGGTCAACGTATGAACATCCCTGAATCAACCGTTCGTACTTATCTTGCGCCAGGAGCTAAAGATAAAGCGGATGTTCTTGAAACCACATCTAAAATGCTCATGAGTGAAGTAGATCAAAAGAAGATGATAGATGTTGGTAGAGGCGTTGAGAATTATGCCGGTGTTAAGCGATCAAGATTTGATGTAGCCATTGAAATGGCCAAGATGCATGGGTATGAAGTACATAACGTACCCATTCGTCAGGTAGGCACTGGTGAAACCACACAAAGGAAAGTTCTATGTGCCCCTGGTATCACACAGAAAGAAGCGTGGGCTAATAGTGATAAGATTCAACTAATACAATCCTATTCAGAAACAGGCGGGAGGTCTTTCGCTTCACTTCATCCCCCGCTCAAAATTAGTCCGAAGCGTGTGGGTGTTGTCTATGGTCCAGATGGTGGTAGTCAAGCGGATGGCATGATTTATGTTCGTCCAGACGTTAAAGATGTATCGCTTGGTGGAAACAAATACGCCCAAGTGCGTGTTGCTGTTGGAGATGATCACTTTTTAAAGGGAATGGCTGTTTATAAAGACGGTCTTCCTCCGGGCGTAGATCTCCAGTTCTATACTAAGAAAGAGAACAGCGGTAATAAACTTGACGCTATGAAGAAGAATGAACAAGAAGGGTATGGTCCTAATGGAGAGCATCCTCTTCTGAGATCCACGAAGCGTCAAATTACTGATAACACCGGTACGCCGGACGAACATGTTGTCTCTGCTATGAACTTGGTTAATGAACCGGGTGAATGGGAAAAGTGGTCCAAGAATCTGTCATCTCAAATGTTGTCAAAGCAAAGTCGTCAGCTTGCCAAGACACAACTTGATATGACTTATGAGAGGCGTGAATTTCAATTTCAAGACATAATGAAACTTAGTAATGCCGTGGTTCGTAAGAGATTGCTTAAGAATTTTTCTGAAGCAACGGATGCTGCGACAGTACATCTTAAGGCAGCGGCATTACCACGCATTGGTAACCATGTGATTCTCCCTATTCCCAGTATGAAGCCTAATGAAATTTATGCTAAGAACTATAGTAATGGGGAACGTGTCGTACTTATTCGTCACCCACATGGCGGACCATTTGAAATCCCTGAGCTAATTGTTAACAACAAACACGCAGAAGCAAGGCGTCTTCTTGGAGATTCTCGTGATGCAGTAGGTATTAATCATGTTGTTGCTCAGAGATTGTCAGGCGCTGACTTTGACGGGGATACCGTTCTTGTAATACCTAACGATCGAGGTCATATAACAACCTCTCCTGCATTGGAAGGTCTTAAAGACTTTGATCCGCAAGCCTCATACCCAGAACACCCTGGTATGAAGGTAATGAATAATACACAAACAGAAATGGGTAAGATTTCTAATCTTATCACTGACATGGCGTTAGCAGGCGCACCTACCTCCCATATGGTACGAGCTGTTAAGCATTCCATGGTTGTTATTGATGCCGAAAAGCATAGGCTTAATTACAGGGCATCGTACAACGACAATGGTATTAAGGACCTTAAACAGAAGTACCAGACAGGTGGCGCATCGACTATCATTTCAAGGGCAGGGTCAGAACAACGGGTTCCTCATAGGAAGCCTAGGCCTGCTGGTGAAGGTGGTCCTATAAACATAGAGACGGGACAACTCGAGTTCGTACCCACAGGTAAGCCTAACTATAAGACCGGCAAGCCTTTAATGAAGAAGTCCACCAGGATGGCAGAGACAACCGATGCCTTCACCTTGGTAACACAAGGCCACCCTATGGAACTTCTCTATGCTACCCATGCTAATAAACTAAAAGCGTTAGCTACCAAGGCCCGTCTTGCTTATGTTAATACCCCCACCCCAAAACAATCGGCCTCTGCCAAGGAGGTATACAAGAAAGAAGTAGCCTCCCTCAATGTTAAACTGGACCTCGCCCAAAGAAACGCCCCCCTCGAAAGACAGGCCCAATCTATAGCCAATGCCAACATCAGTGCAAGGTACAATGCTAATCCAACAATGGATAAGGATACGTTAAAGAAGATTAAATTCCAAGCACTAGAAGAAGCCCGTACCCGCACCGGTGCTAAGAAACACCAGGTTACATTCACTGATCATGAATGGGATGCTGTTCAAGCAGGGGCTATCAGTGCACACAAACTTAATCAGATCCTTGACCATGCTAACATGGAGAATGTGTATGAGCATGCTACACCTAAGGGTGACATACTCATGACACCAGCAAAGAAGGCAAGTGCTAAGGCTATGCTAGCAGCTGGCTATGAGAGAGCTGACATAGCAAGGCAACTTGGTGTATCACTTAGTACATTGGACAAGAGTACGAAAGGTGAATGATGAAGACAATGCTAACTACTATTGACAATCCTCATTCACCATTCACTGACTTCGCTGCTTGGTATGCGTATGACATTTCATCTGGCTACCACACTGTTGAGTTTCTTGGTCGCATACTGATTGATTCAGATCAACTTTCAGAATCTGATTTAGAGTTAGCGATAGAGCAAGCAATAAATGAAATTGTTTTAGAAAATGTTTTAGGAATTTATAAAAAAGTTACAGAAGAAGAATCAAAAGTTTAAATGAAATAATTTTAATTTAAAAAGAGATTGGGATTATTATTTTTGAGAGGGGGGAGGGGGTCTCGCAAGTCGTACCCCCCCATGCAT